TAATGAGTTGTAAATTATATGGAGATAATCTTTATGTATATGGTGATTTCGATACGTACAAAACTGTTCAATCAGATGGTTTAATTAAATTAGATAAATTCACAGGTGCTATAGATACTACATTTGCTGTAGGAACTGGTTTTGCTACAAATCCAGGTTCGACTAATAAAGTACTTGATATATTCAGATACCAAACTGCTATACCACCAACTTTATATCTACTTAATACATCATACAATGAGGTAGCTTGTACAGCTTTTTGTAATACTGCATATGCTACACCAGTTTACGCGAATTCAACTCCATTAATTAACGCTACCATTTTGTATACAGATGCATTAGGGACTATGCCAGCTCCTGCTGGATATTATGCAGTAGGTAGTACAGTTGCAGAAGTTGATGGTAATGGTATAATCATAGCATTTTACGATCCTGCTTTATGTATTTGTAACAATCTATTTGCTTATGATGTAGAATTTGACGTAGATCAATGTATATCTTGTGCAACTACTGGAACGCCAATAGCTACAACAGTTTACGGTTCTAGTGAAGTTTGGAGTAGAAATAGAATACTTTACTCAGATGCTGCTGGAACTACATTCGCTACTGTTGGTTTTTATACTTATGCTGGTAGTATTGTACTTGAAGTTGTTGACAATGGTGTTGTTATCAATGCTTTTGATTGTGCTGAAGTATGTCCACCTGGATTTACTGATTGTAGACTAGTTACTGTTATTAACAATTCACTTGAAGATATTTTAGTTTACTATCAAGAATGTGAATCATATGGTAATCCTGGTATGTACAGAACTATTTATTTACTATATGGACAAGACACTAATTTTAATGGACAGTCTATTGTTTATGGTAGTATATCTACTTCAGCTGAATCCAAAATCATTTGGGGAGCAATTTGCTAAAAAAACTAAGAAGAGGCTTCAAAAAGCCTCTTCAATATATTTAATAATATAAAAAGATCCATAAAACGTGGCAGATAAAGTAATAGGTTTTACCCTTAAAGTAAATGGCGTCGAACAGACTGTCAAATCCATTGACGATTTAGATAAATCGATTAGTGATTTAGAAAGTACACTGAAAAGTGCCGAGTTTGGTAGTTCACAGTTTAAAGCAGTTGAACAAGACTTAATTAAAGCACGTTCTGCTAAAGAAGATTTAGATAAGTCTTTAGAAGGTAGAGGTGCAGAGAAAAGATTACAAGGTTTAGTAGGTATTGCTGAATCATTAGGTGGTGCATTTGCTATTGCTTCACAAGCTAGCGCATTATTTGGTAAAGAGAATACTCAGATTGCTGCAGCAGAAGCTAAAGCACAACAAGCACTTGCAGTTGTAATGGGTATTAGAGCCATTAAAGAAGGTTTACTAAACTCTACATTAGAACGTAAATTAATAGTTGAGAAAGCAGCTGCCGCTGGTACAGTACTCTTAAATACAGTTAACAAAGCATTTAACTTAACTTTATCTATGAATCCAATTGGATTGATAGTTACTGCGTTAGCTTTATTAGTTGTTGGTGTAATGGCTGCTATCGGTCCTATCAAGAAAATCATATCACAATTTGATTTCTTAGGTGATGCTATTCAATGGACTATTGATAAAGCTAGAGACTTAGCTTCATGGTTATCATTTGGTTTAATCGATGATGCTGCTACTGCAAAGACTAGAGATAACTCTGAGAAAATAATTTCAGATTTAGACGATGTTGGTAATGCTGCTAATAGAAATATTGCTGCACAAAAACGTAGATTAGACTTAATGGCTGCTCAAGGTGCTACTGAAGAACAATTATTAGCACAAAAGAAAAGAATTAATGCTGAAGAAGTTGCATCTCGTCAAGCGGCTATCAATGCGTTGTTAAAATTACAACAAATTGATGGTGAATTAGATGATGATAAAAAGAAGAAACTTGTTGAATTACAAGAAGCTGTTAAAGATCTAAATAATCAAGCTGCAATTGAACAAGCAACTTATAATAAAAAGATACAAGATGATCAGAAGGCAGCTAATGAAAAAGCAGCTGAAAAACAAAAAGAAAGAGCTGACAAATATAAAGAGCACTTAAAAGAAATTAAAGATGCTACTTTAGAGTCTGAAAAGAAGATTATAGAGCTTCGTCAACAAGCAGAAATTGATGCTATTAAAGATGAAGATGAAAAAGCTAGAAAAACTCTAGAGATACAGCAAGATACAGCTCAAAAAGAGCTACAAATAGAAATTGACAAGTACAATAAGAAAAAGAACTTGTCAATGGAAGAGCAAAAGCTACTTAATAGTTTAAATGCTCAACAAAAACAATTAACAATTGTACAAGGTCAAGAGACTCAAAACCTTTTAGATGATCAAGCTAAAGCTAGAACAGAAAAAGAAGCTCAATTCCAAAAAGATTTAAAAGATCTTAAAGATCAATCATTCTTAATGAGTATTGAGGATGAAAGAACTCGTGCTACAACTGAATTACAGATAGATTTAGAGAAACAAATAGCTGAAATTCAACAATCTGAGTTAACTGAAAAACAAAAAGGTGAAAAGATTGCTGTTGTTAGAGAAATAAACAATCAAGCTAAGATTGAACAAGAAGCTGGATTCAAACAAAAGGATATGGAAGACCAAATGGCTTTCAATGATTTCCTTATCGGTGAAGAATCTACTACATATGCAGAGAAATTAGCTTTAAATGAAGAGAATGCTAAGTTAATTACTGAAATGACCTTTGAGAATGAGAATCAAAGGACTCAAGCACTTGCTGCGAATGCAAAAGCTAGAGCAGATATTGATGCTGCTGCGGCTGCTGCTAAAGAAGCTAACTTAAATGCTATTAATGGTTTATTACAAAATGCGAGTGCATTAGTTGGTAAGGACACTGTAGCTGGAAAAGCGTTAGCGATTGCGAGTACAACTATCGATACTTATCAATCTGCAATGAAAGCATACAAATCATTAGTTGGTATTCCATTTGTAGGTCCTGCATTAGCAGCAGTTGCTGCGGGTGTTGCTGTAGCTGGTGGTTTAATGAACATTAAAAAGATTGTTGCTGTACAAGTACCTGCTGGCGGTGCAGGTGGAGGCGGTGGAGGTAGTGCTCCTTCAGCTCCAGCTCCTAGTAAATTTGCTGATGGTGGTTTTGTATCAGGACCTGGTTCTAGTATGTCAGATTCTATTCCAGCAATGTTATCAAATGGTGAATCAGTTATTAATGCTAATTCAACTTCGATGTTTGGTGGTTTATTAAATCAAATCAATCAAGCAGGTGGTGGAGCTCCAATACAAACACCAAATAATGGAGGTGGCAATAACGCAGCACCTATAATTAAAACATACGTAGTTGCATCTGATGTGTCATCACAACAAGAAGCTAACAAGCGTGTTACAGATTTAGCTAGAATCTAATGGGAACTGTTTATACTTGTATGTTAGAACAATGGAAAATATTAGCGCTAGCGTTAAAAAGCAGTGCGTCTCGAATAATTATGATAGTAGGAGCTTTCCTTGCACCAATCGGTGGAATTTTATTAACAGTTGGTCTCTCAATATTTGCAGATACTGTAGTTGGTATATGGAAAGCTAAGAAACTAAAAGAGAAAATAACATCTAGAAAATTGAGTCAAATCATTTCTAAGATGTTATTGTATCAAGCTACTGTTATCTTATTTTATCTGATAGATTTTTATATCTTGAATGCAATTATTATGACATTCTTTACAGTTCCTTTGATGTTAACTAAAGTAATTGCTTTAACGTTAGCTTCAATTGAAATCTATTCTATAGATGAAAACATTAAAGCTGTAAAAGGTACTGGTTTATGGGCTGCATTTAAAAGACTAACATCAAGAGCAAAAGACATTAAAAAAGATGTCAATGACATAATATAAATATATAAAATATGGAAACAAATAAAAAATTAATAGATCTTGGCATCTTATCAGAAGATGAAGCAAGTGGCGTAAAAAGAGTTTCAATAGTTGAAGAACCTGCAATTGAGTTAGACTTTAGATATTTTGGTAAACAACAAAAGTTTGTTAAACCAAGTGGTGGTGAATCAGAAGATACCTTTATTGGTCGTTGTATTCCTACTTTAATAGCTGAAGGTAAGAATCAAGATGAAGCTATTGCAATTTGTTATTCATATTGGAAAGAAGGTTTTGATATTGATACTGCTGGTTTAACACCATATGTAGATCCTACTATCAAAAAGAAAAATGGTAAAGCAGAAGCACCGATTACAAAAGCTATCTTAGCTGAAAAAGAGTGTCCAATGGATTACGCATGGACTAAAGACAACTATGTTGTTGAAACTCTTCTTAAATTAGCTGAAGAATTAGGTACTAAAGAAGCTGATTTAAAGACTTTATTTGAGAAAGAATTTGCTTTTGCAAATCCAAGTGCTGGTGGAGCTGGAACTAGTGTAGCTGAAGTAGTAAATCAAGGTGATAAAAAGCTTTATTTATACAAATATGAAGGACCTATTTCAATGACTAACTCTAGAGACTTCTGTGTTGGTATGGTAGGTTTAGATAACTTTTATACTAAAGCACAAATTCAAGCAATGTCTGATATCGCAGTAAATGCTGGTTTTGGCATTGGTGGAGCTTCGACATACTCAATATGGCAATTTAAGGGCGGACCTAATTGTAAACATAGGTGGGTTCAATACTTAGTAACGATGCCAAATGGTCAAATAGTAATAGAAGAAGTGAGAG